GGTGCACCAACTGCATCACGAGATATGTTAGTATCTACACCGGATCGTCACTTAGTATTTTTTGGAACAGAAACAACTATTGGAGACACGTCAACACAAGATGAAATGTTTATTAGATTCTCTGATCAAGAAGATATAAATACATATACACCAACAGCAACCAACACAGCAGGTACACAAAGACTTTCTGATGGTTCTAAAATTGTAGGAGCTGTTAGAGGTAGAGATGCAATATACATATGGTCAGACACATCACTATTTACTATGCGTTTTGTAGGTGCTCCTTTTACTTTTGGTTTTGCACAAGTTGGAACTAACTGTGGATTGATAGGACAGAACGCTGCATTAGAAGTAGATGGTGCTGCATATTGGATGTCAGAAAACGGTTTCTTTAAATATGCTGGTAGCCTTGAAACCATGATGTGTTTAGTAGAAGATTTTGTTTACGACGATTTAAATACTACTGCAAGACAATTAATAAATGTTGGATTAAATAATTTGTTTGGAGAAATAACTTGGTTTTATTGCACAGAAGGTTCTACTGTTGTTAATAGATGTGTAACATATAACTATCAAGATTCTAGACCTAAAAGACCTGTGTGGACAACAGGGACACTGGCACGGGGAACATGGCAAGATTCGTCTGTATTTGGTTTACCACATGCAACAGAGTATGATGCAAGTAGTAATACATCTTATGATGTTGTTGGAAACACAGATGGATGCACAATATATTACGAACATGAAAAAGGCACAGATCAAGTTTCAGGAGGATCTGTAACAGCAATAACATCAAATATAGTATCAGGGGACTTTGATATTACGCAAAGAGTTATGAGAGGGTCTCAAACAGGCATGGCTGATATTAGAGGAGATGGTGAATTTTTAATGAAGATTAGAAGATTTATACCAGATTTTATATCTCAAACAGGTAATACACAAGTTACATTACAATTAAGAGATTTTCCAAATGATGCTAAAACTAGTTCATCACTTGGACCATTTACAGTAACATCATCTACACAAAAAGTAGATACACGTGCAAGGGCAAGACAAATAGCTTTGAAAGTAGCAAACACAGCTGCTTCGCAAAGTTGGAAACTAGGTACATTTAGATTAGATATACAACCGGATGGTAGAAGATAATGGCAAAGATAGTACAAATATTAACAAGACCTAGTGAAGAATATTCTAAACAGATAGCAGACTCACAAGTTAGAGATCTAGATGCTGTAATACAAAAATTAAATACAACGTATCAACAAGAATTAAAGGATGAAGTAGAAGCTCAAAACTTCTTTTTAAATTAATGGCTAATAGTTTTAAAAATAAAAAAGTAGATTTAACGACAACAGATCTTACAACACTATATACAGTGCCAACTGCAACAACCACAGTTGTTAAATCATTGTTAGTAACAGAAGATGCTGGATCGGGTAGCACAATTACAATAACTTTAGTTAATTCTAGTGGCTCTATATTTAATTTATTTAAAGATAAAGCTATAGCATCTAAAGCATCTACAGAACTTTTAACTCAACCTCTTGTAATGGAAGAGAGTGAGGTATTAAAAGTACAAGCTGCTGACGCGAACGAGCTGCACGTCATAGCTTCTATTAGAAATACAGCCAAGAGAGGTAACAACATAATGAAAGTAATAAAACCAGAAAAAGTTATAGAAACCATTAGTAATTTAAAGACAGGTGAGATATACAAGAATGATGAGGAGTGGAAAGCAAAAGGAATTCCTCAAGAAGATATTAGAAAAGACGTCAGGGTAATAATGCCAAGCCTTGATTTATTTGGAGAAACTAAATGATACTAGATCCAACAGATCAAAATATAAGAGACCAGGGTTTTAACTTTGTACCTTTTGATAGGTATTTAGCTAGCCCGTTTCAACCAAAAGTATTAGATATGTCTGGTGGTATAACTACATTACCACCACCAATAATACCACCAATAATACCACAAGGTGGTGGAGGAGATGGCGGAGGAGGAATAACTACAGCTCCTCCTGATACTTCTGGTTTCGATTATGAAACGGATGCGTATGGTTTAGATACTATGTCAGCAAAAGACAAAGGTCTTACTCAAGCAGAACAAGATGCATTAGACGATATAAATAATCCTACTGCTACACCAGGTATGTTAGGTACAACTGCTGGGATGATGCTTGGTTTTTTAAATCCTTTTACTGCAATAGCTAGTTTAGCATATCAAAGCAGAAAACAAAGAGACGCTTTAGAAGCAAAAGCTAGAGAAGCAGGACAAATCGCAGATACTCAAAGAGCTGGAATGGGATTTGATTTTGCAGGCACGGGAGATAAAGGCGGAGGACGAGCTGGGGGAGGCGGATTTGGCGGAAATACTGCAGGAGGATTTTCTGAATCTGACCCAAGTGCAACAGAAGGATCACATGCTGACGGTGGTAGAGTTGGATATGTGATGGGTGGACTAGCTGATCTAGTCGATATATATGATTGATTATAACAAAAAAAGGCGATAAAAAGGACAAACTATGGCAATTTCAAGGATGAATATGGAAAGACAGCTTCGTAATATGGGTGGACTCATGACACTTGAAGAGCCAAGACAAAGATATTTTTTAGGTAAACTTGTAAGAAAAGCAAAAAAAGTTGTAAAGAAAGTTGCTAAATCAAAATTAGGTAAGGCTGCATTGTTAGCTGGAGGAGCTTATTTAGCTGGCGGGTTTCTACCTGGTGGTGGTGGACTTACTGGAGGATTTTCAAATTTTAGAAATTTAGGTTCATTAATAAGTCGAGGCGGTAGTGGTATAGGTTCATTATTTGGTCAAGGTGGTAAATTAAGTACACTTGGAGATGTGTTTAGAGTAGGTGGTGAGGCAGGAGCAAATTTTAGCGTGCCTAGAATTTTAGGTGGACTAGCTGCAGGATCAGCAATAGCTGCACCATTTTTAATGGGTGGTGGTGAAGAAGAAGTCGTTGACGAAGGTGTACCTGTTTCAGGCGTACAGCCAATGGTGGCTGACATTAGAGAACAAGCTAGACAGTATTATCAAGACCCTACAAAATCTGCATTATATTTTATGCCTCCTAAATCTGCTGTGAGATTTGGTGGAGCTTTTGCAGGTGGTGGATTAGCTGACATACCAAGAGGAGGATACAATGAAGGTAAATCTGTTTTATCAAAAGAACAAATGACTATGATAAAACAAATGAAAGATAAGGGATCTGACATAGATACTATATCTAGTATAACTGGAGTAAGTTTAGAGGATGTAAATAAATTTTTAGCTTCATTAAATCAAAAAGCAGAAGGTGGTATCATGGATTTAGGTGGTATGGAAAAAGATTATAGAGAAGGTGGTTTTGTGCCAATAGGAGCTGAGGAAAGAGCGGACGATGTGCCAGCTAGACTTAGCAAGAATGAATTTGTATTTACAGCAGA